ACTATGATATTATTTCTTTTTGGTGTTGTGAATTTATATGAAACCATATCTGCAAAAACTCTATCCCCTATTTCTATTGTAGGTATCATTGAACCAGTAGGAATTTTAAAATTACCTATATAAAATCTTTGAATAATCACAACCAATATAAGTGCTGTACCTATTGTTTCAATATAGTAGAAAGTTTTATTTATTCTTTTAACTTTTTTTTCATCTTCTATATTATATTTTTTTCCGATATTTCCTTTGTACAAGTTAATGGTAAACATTTCCAAAGGCTGATTACTTTTTACTTTAAAATCCAGGTTGGTCCCGTTATCAGGGATACTAATAAAATTAACAAGGGATTCCTTTAGTGCCTTTAGTAATATTTCTGCCTCTTCTTGAGTAAGAATATTAATACACCTCCTTCCAGTATCATCAGCTCTGCTGGTTATATGCAATCATCAAACTTCCCTCTAAGCTCCGCTACTTTACCTATGATATTTATACCTCAATAGGTGTAAAGCTACCTACTACTTTACCGGTTATGTTGTAATAAAGAGTTTTCCGAAACTGTTAGGGCTTAGATTATATAAAACATATCTCTTAAAGAAGATGCCACTGTTTGACTTCATAAAAATTTGTTTTTTATGCTTGTAGAGATAGGCTTTTGCAACTATTTCATTATCCTTTAGTACATGTTGACCATTTTCGGTATTTTCTATGTCATATCCAAGCCTATGCAGGATATCAGAGTAAATAGGGTCTAAACAGTCAGACTGTTCAATTGAATAAGGAACTTCAGGTGATGAATTAAAAGTTATGCCGGTATCGCCGTTAATGTATAATTGCATTGCTTTATGTAGTATAGGACGATACTTGTCCACAACATTTTTGGTTTTTACACCTTCATATAAATCTTTTAGAAAAAACCTTACTAATTCATCACTTGGATATTCGAACTCATAGCGAAGGATAGACTTAAATTCATCAATGTATCTTAGTTCTGACGCTGCTCCAAGTATTAAATCAACATCAAATACATCTTTTGAGAATTTTTGAAGTTCGTTTAACTGTGCCGGCTTAATATCTGACAAATCTACTTCAAGGAAAGGATTTTCGTCCATCTTATTTGGTTCTACTAAGTCACTATAAAATTTGTAAACTTTCCCATTGGTTAAAATTGCAAACTTAGCCGGAGTAACAGAAAAATATCTATACAGTTGAGATGTATGCTTTTTCAATTTTTCGCCTACATATTTTGCTTCTATCAATATAATGGGTTGTCCATCCTTCATAATAGCATAGTCAACTTTTTCGCCCCTTTTGGTACCTACATCAGCTGTATACTCAGGAACAAATTCTATCGGATTGAAAACATCATATCCTAAAAGCTGAAAGAATGGCAAAATTAGAGTCATTTTTGTTGCTTCTTCAGTTCTGATATTTTTAGCATGTTCAAGTTTTTTAGAGAACTCCTGTAATTGTTCTTCAAAACTCATTTTTAAAACGCCTCCCTCGTTTTTTTATTAAAATCTATTTTTCTTTATATCCAACAATTCCTTGGGATATACATTATTTGTGTGTAGCTTTTTCTACACTATCACAATTATCCTTGTTAAAGTCATCTCTTAATATGTGTCTTACTTCATGTCTTCTGGTCTTTGCGAATAAATTTTAATATAATCATGATTAAAATTACTTCTGTCTACTCTTGACAATAGAACGTATGTTCTATATACTTATTTCATCGCTACTTTAGATCGTGTGACTTAGGAGGATTATAGGTGGAAGATGAGTATAAAAATTTAATACTGGAACTTTTAGATAGACTTAATAAAAACCAATTAAGATACATCTACAAGCTCATAAAGGCTTTCTTAGACTAGGAAAAATCCCGCTTCGGCGGGTCCTAGTCTTTTTTCTTTAGCCCCTCTGCTATTTCACTAAGTACTTTCCATTGCTCGGGTGTCAACTTTGCAAGTACCGCTATAACTCTATTTTTAAAAGAATCTTCTTCTTCCAATAATAAATCCCTTGTCAATCTGGCGATTTCAGTTTCTCTGTCAAGCTTTATAAACATTTCACCGTTTCCGGTTCTAAGCCACTCTTCGTTGACATTGAACTCACGGCAGATGGCTAAAATCATTTGTTCTGTGAGATTATTTGTTCCCTTTTCCAATCGTGAAACAGCAGATTTACCAACACCTACTTTTTCACCAAAAGCTTCCAGAGTTAGTCCAAGTGTTTTTCTAAGTTCTCTTACCCTGTCTCCCATTCTACCTCCTTTCTATATAGCATTGATAAATAGCAGGAACAGACCGACTACTATAATAGCTAATCTAAGTAAGGTAAATAAAAGTAATGATATCTTTCTTATCATATTAACTACCTCCATGATTGAAGTATAAAACACAAGGGGAAAAAAGTCAAGAAAAAAGTTTCCTAAAGTAACAAAAAGCTATTGACAAAGTTACTCAAAGGAACTATAATGTTTACATAAGCAAAGGAAAGGAGAAATGCAATGAAGAAATGGTACAAAATCATTGATGAGCTCACCGTCTTAACCGGAAAGCTCATCAGGCTGGCATTAGAGATTGGAACTCTAATATCAGTAATACATATGATACTTCAAAGTATCAAATAAATAAAAACAGTCAGGAATGGGGCGAAAGCCTCAAACCTGATTGGATTATACCATTTCTTCATTGCAAGGGCAATAAGATGAAAATAGCAAAGTTGATTCTAAATGTGCTTAGATTAGCAGTTATTGTAATAGGATTGTATTTAATATTTTTCAGATAGTCCAGCTAATAAATGTCAATAGTTAAATGAGATAAAATTTATTTTGTTTTCTGACTAAAAAAGGGCGGGCTTTCCCCTTGGTGAAAATATCGTTTTTTGAAAGATATTGATTCATTGGGGTCATAGTATTTTATGCAGCTATGTCGCATTTAGCAGCATTGTATTGTTTGATATGCTCCTGAGGAGCAATGATTTTAAATGGTTTGTTGTCTCTGAGTATTGCAAATATCATGTTGCATACTTTATGTGAAACAGCCCCCATTGCTACGAGCTTTGGTTTTGAGTCACATTTCTTGAGGTAGTATTCACGAAGAACCGGATTTTTAGCTTCTCCATTACGGGAGATACTGATACTTTGTAAGGTTAACATGTGAATAACACGTCTAGCTATGGCAGAACCACGCTTAGACATTTGAACCTTGGTACCTTCAAATTTTCCGGATTGTTTTACTGCCGGATCAAGACCGAAATAAGCGAAAAGTTGTTTTGGTTTTGAAAATGCTGAAAAGTCACCAATTTCACCCATGATGGATACAGCAGACAAGAAACCGGCACCTTTGAATGTTTCAATCAAATGAATCTGCTTGACAAAGTCAGCATCTTCATTAGCATTAACAAGCTCGTGGAGTGATTCAAGAATGCTGTTGATTTCTTCATCATATTTACGTATGAAGCTGATATAAAGGCGAATACGCTTGATGTTGCTGTCTATAATGTATCCAAACTGATTTGCATCAGTTGCCGCCTGAATTATGGCATTATACTTATTTTGAGCATATGTAAGCCCAAATCGAGCTGTTGATTTGATGATATCAATAATCTCTTGCTTGTCTGCTTCAAGAAAAGCTGATGGAGATGTATAAGTTTCCAACAATGTAAGAGAAGTGTTGATAGTAACCTTGGAAAAGATGCCAAGATACTGAGGAAACGCCATGCGTAATTCACCTTGAAGTTTATTCACATAGGCACTGCGATTATCCATTAAATCGTAGTATTCACGGCACAGATTACGGCAGTTTAGAGCAAGGTCTGATGGCATAAGTGAAACCTTTAAATCAGGTTTCAAGCCAACTAAAGCAGCTTTTTTAGAATCAAAACGATCATTATGTACTTTTCGTATGTTGATGTTTGTGCTATTCTTAGTGATGATAGGATTAATAACCGAGCAGTTAAAACCCTTATCACGAAGATAGCAGAAGAGTGGGTAATGATAAATTCCCGTGGATTCGAGGAAAATGCGACTTTCCAAAGAATACAACTCTTCTGCTTCTTTTATTTTAGAAACAGCGGTTGTAAGGGAATCAATACTGTTATGTAGGATTTTGTAAGGTTTTCCTACGAATTGTTGGTTTGGAAGTGCTATAGACATCCAAGAGAAGTCAGCACCGACATCAATACCAACAGAGATGAATAGTTCATCAAGATTAAAAATAACTTTGTTTGACATGAGCAATAGCCCCTTTCTGATAGGAATCCATTTCCAATCCGGCAGGTACACAACCTAGCGTGTTATTCGGGTATGGCCTTCAGGTTCCCAACCAGCTAAAACATAAAACCCTGTCGAATGGACTAATTGACTTTCTTGCAGGTATAAGTCACAGAAGTGACCTTCCAAGGAGGTAAACATTCTTTGTCCTATCCTAAGAGATAATACCTTATGTTTTATCTGGTGTCTATCAGGAACCGTCAGACATGATAATTATTATGGATAACATCTGATGAAGGAAGAATCCCTTCTTTTGTTATCTGATTTATAGAAACTTATTAACCAAGTAGTCTTGATTGACTACATCATTATTATACTAGGAGGTAAAAAATGAAAAAAGATGAGGACTATCCTGATTTTACAGGGTTTATAGATGTACTTGACAGGGAAGGACTGACAGAGGAGCTTGTCAGTAAACTTACGGCAAGGCATGCAACAAACCGCTTGCATACAAAGAACTTGTACGAGAGATACAAGTGATATGAAGATAAAGTACCTATATTTGGACGGGAGCCAAGGTTCATAGATAGGGATTTGGAAGCATTAGGCGGCAAGCAATTAAACAACAGACTTAACCATGATTTCTTTGGTGAGATAAATGATGTTATGATTGGATATTTTGCAGGAAAGGCGGCCGCATATAGTTATGCCACAGATAACGATTCACTGGAAGAAACAGGTGGAGAGGACGGCGTTAGTGAAGCTCAAAAGTGCTTAACCGATTTTATAACAAGCAATAATTTTTATGACTTAAATCAAGAGGTGACCAAGTATGCGTCGGTGTGCGGATATGTGGGTCGCCTTTTTTATATCAACAAAGATGGTGAAGAGTCTTGCATGGTTGTACCGCCTTTTGAGTGTTTTGCGGTGAGTAAGGACAAGGTGCAAAACCCAAGTTATGCGGTAAGGTATTACAGTTATACAGATATAGACGGGGTTGAGAAATGGAAAGCTGAAGGTTATGATGCTAAAAGTATTTATTATTTTGAGGGAACACCGGGAGCTTTTCAGTTTATAAAGGCGGAAGTTCATCTATTTGATTATTGTCCACTTCAGCTGATACCGCTTAACGGTGAGATGATGAGCAGTGCGGAAAGGGTACTTACTCTTATTGATGAGTATGATCAGACAGTGTCGGATAATGCAAATGATGCGGAAGGCAATACACAGGCACAGCAAGTATTTGACGGAGTGGATATATCGGATGAGGAGATTATAAAATCTAAAGTAAGCGGATCTATTCTTATTCCGCCTGTACTTCAGGGCAGTACACACAGCGTTTATTATCTTACTAAAGATATAAATGACGGATTTAATGAACATCATTTAGACAGGCTTGAGAGGAATATATACAGGTTTTCAAAGACTCCTAATCTTAATGATCAGAGTTTTGGAAGTGCTTCCGGAATATCGCTCAAATTTAAGCTTACTGCATTTGAAGCCAAGATAAGCGGAGCCGATACCTATATGTTTAAGGTAATCGGTTCGGCATTTAACAAGAGAGGAATAGCATTTGATTATTTGCAGTGCTATTCAGAATATAAGAGAAACTTCCCGGTTGATGTTGCCAGTGAAGCTAATGCGGTTCAGGCTCTTATTAATGCGGGTGTACCTGATGAGATTGCTTATAATTACCTAAGCTTTGTAGATGATATTGATTATCTGATGGAGCTTAAAGAAAAGAAGAAGCAGGATGCGGTGGATATGTTCACTCCTGATGATGATAAGGATGAGAATGCAGATGACTTAGAGGGCGATAATGGAGACGACGAATCTTGATAAGTTTCTTCATACCGTGAGACGTATTGAGGAACATAGGGAAGAAAAGGCGGTTAATCAACTAAAGAAGCTTTATAAGAGACTTATAAAGGACTTGCAGTCACATCTTGGCACCGTATATGCAAAGTACTCTGATGAGAACGGGCTGTTGACATATGCAAGACTGCACAAAGATGCATTGGATGCAAGACTGTTACAGGAAGTAGCCTCAAAGATGAATGATGTTACTCAGGCAGAGAAAAAGCTTATAACCGAGTTGGTAGAACAAACTTACTCAAATGTGTACAGTGGCATGGTGCAGGCTGTTGATAAGGCTGTAGATGACAAGGATTTGGTCACAACTTTTGCACAGGTCCAATCAGCGAAGCCACAAGCTCTAAGAGCCGCAGTAAATAATCCTGTACACGGACTTACCTTATCGGCACAGCTTGAGAAGAATAGAGCAAATATAATTTATGGTATACAGCAAGTTGTCGGCATAGGGCTTTCGGTGGGTGACAGGTATGACACTATGGCCAAGAGAGTACAAAAGACTTTGATAGGTGATGACGGTACAGGTGGAAGCTATGCCAAGTCTATAAGGATTGTCAGGACTGAAGCTCATAGAGTAAGGGAACAAGGCAATCAGGATGCGGCTAAAGAATTGCATAACAGGTTAGAGTCTGAAGGCTTTGTGATGGTAAAGACCTGGCATACTATGAAAGATGAACGAGTGAGACCCAATGTATCAAGAAAGACCAAAAAAGGTTGGAAATACTCTATCGGTAACGGTAAATACAACCATGTGAAGATGGAAGGTCAGAGCGTACCTGTTAATGAGCCATTTACCCTTCCTTCAGGAGCTACTGCAATGAGCCCCGGTATGAGTGGTGTTGCTGGAGAAGATATAAATTGCAGGTGTTTTGTAAGCTATGAGGTGAGGAAAGCATCTACAAATTCAAATGATAAACTGCAAGAGTATAGAAGTATTGATAG